AATTCGATCGACCCGCTTGCCAAATTCATTAGATGATCGAGGCTCTCATCTGCACTTGCGCTGGCTGCGACAGTGACCGAAAAGCAATCGCAAGCGAAATAGTTGTTACAGGTAATCGAAGCTCGGATCAGCCCCTCGATCTTCTTGCCGTCAAAATAGAGTCCAACAATCATTACGACGGCCGCGGATCTATTGTGGCCCCAGGCCATCGCTGAATTGCGGCGAGGCGCCTGGGATCATCAAGGTCGTCAACTCGGAAATCATCGGATCGGCAATCCTGTTGTATCGCGCGATGGCTATCCATTGCATTGCATCACCTAGCTCCCTCGCCGCGACTTGAAACAGGTTGGATCCAGAGACTGTGATCGTTTTCACTTCAGGTATTCCCTCGGATGGACTGGAGCGCGCGGGAGATATATGCCTGTGCTGCTGCCAATGACGCTAAAGAATGAGCCATGCTCAACTGGACCGCCACCGCGGCAACAGACTGTTGGTCGTCCGATACGATTTCGGTATAAATCAGTAACTGGTCTCCGACTGTTGCTATTTGCTCAGCAACTGCCTTGGCAGCTTGCGTAAGAAGGTTTGCAACCGCGAGGTTCGTTTCCGATCCATATACCAGCGCACCGGTGATGACGGCCAGGTTGGAGAGTGAGCTCAGATCGATCGCCGTTCCCTGCAGAGCCGTCATTGCGGAGAGAATGTCTGCCTGAATCTCGGACGCAGGCGTGGTTGTATTGGCATATGCAGTCCCAACATTGCGTACAACTATGAGTCCAGCAGTATATGAAATCCACCAAGAATTTCGGTATGATGCTCGAAACGTACGAAGAATCACATCATATTGAAAGGACTGCCACGTTAGCTGCACCGTGACGCCGGCGGTACGTAGGGAGTCGAATGCTCTCGCCCTCGTCTCGGCATCAGATCCCGTGAAGACCCCGCTGAACCAGATATCACTATCCTCTGGTCCAAGCGGTTCCAGCATCCTCTGCCCACCGGCAAGACGGTGTATTGCCATCCGCTGTGAGCCACCAAAGTAGACACAGTTAGGAATTTCGAAGCCGGCGAGCCGGATCGGACCCACGATGACATCGGACGAATACAAGCTGCTTTTCCTATCTCGATCAATCAACGGCCGACCTAAAACGGAGACAGCCTCGACCGGGGCGCCGAGATCCGAGGATCGATTCCTGTCATCCCAGTTGATTCCCTGGACAACGTCCACGCCAGATGCTCGACCGTCCAACGGCCAAGCGACGCACTGTCAAGATGAATTACACCCGACCTCGAGCTTGGCTTACCGTTTGACTGGTCCAGTCCCTTCGAGGTCGGATCGGCCTCGATCTCAGCCGTCGTATTCTTCCATCCCGCCTCCGTTCCGGGCCCGGTATGGACGGCGGCATCGTTGCTTACTGCCCTGGTGCCCATCTCGCCCGCTATCCGTTGCAACACCCGATCCGTCTGCTGCGCCTCGCGCTCGTCTTGCGACACCGGTACTGGAGCAAAGGATCTCGCTACAACCTGTGTTCTCCGAGGATACGGGACCGCGTGACGCGTCACGGATCTGATTTCGATCGGCCTGAGTGACACGCTACTGCTACCGGAACGGGGTAAATTCAGGTCGTGGGCTTTGGTTTGAATTGATACATCACTCTTTCGGTTTATCCATCCGTCTAGGCCCGATCTTCTATTAGCATTTCGTATTGATCTTGGCAGCGGGTGGTGACGACCGCGATTCTCAGTCGACGAGGGAAACGAACGCTTCGGCCCTTGGTGCCCAGCGATATGCCAGACGTGCCGCGCGCCGGTCACCGCTTTGCTGACCGCGCCCTCATCTGCCGATGTACTCCTGTGCGCAGCTGTCAGAGGAGCATCCACACCGTGCTTGAGCCGCTTCCGCACGGCCAACGGAGCAACTGGGTGCGTACCGAAGCGAGAGACGTGCGGAAGATGCAGGAGCCGCGCGATTCGCTCTCGCTGCTGCCGCACTACGCGACTCTTACGAAAAACTGACACAATCACGTTGGTACGGCCTCGGCAAACACCGACAAAGGTACCTACACGTCATTCCAACGGAATGTTGACCAATTGAAGACATGGCCGGAGAGTGTCCCAAGAACGATGACATAGGCTATTCTCTCATCCTCTGGCAACGAGAGCGCAACATCATATGGCACCCCGTTCTTCACGAGGTAAAGGCAGTCTATCAAGACGGGGTGCCTGGCAAGTTTCCCAAATGGTCGACCCCAGCTAGGCCAGTGTCGCCTTGTTCAAGCAGCCTGCCAATCGCCTCCAACCCTTGATCACCCAACTTCTGGACGATTGCCTCGATCTGTTGCTCGTTTGTTGGCATGGGAACCGGCACATCGTCGATGGATTGCACCGAACACGCCAACGATGCGATCGCAAGCCAGGGCTCATTTTGAGCCAATTCCGGCCCGGCAGCCTTGAAGAGCCGAAGCGTGTGGAGCGCGGTAGGTCGCTTGACAGTAAGCGTACGGCCCATGTCGTCAGTAATCGTGGCCACCTCATTGGTGGACCGCAATATTTCATCGGACGGGCGCATCAGATGCGCTGCCTCTGGGTTGCAAAGAACTCAAGTTTTTGCTTGACGCTCGTGTCGCCCTTCCACATGCCGGCGCTTGCGAACTTGAACACAACACCAACGAACTGGTAAGTCGACACCGATCCATCGGATTCAGTGATGTACTGGTACATCGTGCCGGTCTGAATTGGTAGTCCGCTATAGTAATTCTGCTCCAGGACGGCAATAAAGTCATCCAACACCGAATTTCCGCGCTCTACTTCGAACGTTCCCTCCCAGCCTTTCGGCAGTTCAGTGCCCAACTGCGTTCCATCGATCCTGGACACCCGCACCGGTGTCGTAATCTGTCGACTCTCAAACCCGATCACGTGACTGATGTCAACGCGCCCGGTGGGCCCCATGATAACAAGCTGGGTATCACGGCCAATCGAGAAAGTGGTCAATGCCATCGAGCAATTCCTTAACTAATCTGGCCACTGGGGAGGGTCTGCACCGAGACCTGTACACTCTGCCCGCCCTCAACGTTCACAATGAACCGTTCATTAATGGACTGATACTGAACCTGGGCATCTGACTGAACGTAGCCGAGGCTGGTGCGCGAGAGCGGATTGTTCGAGGTGTCGCAGATGACCGTAAAGGGCATCGTCCCATCCACGCTTCCCAGGAGGCCTTGACCAAGCATGTTGTTGAGAAATGCAAGCTGCGTCGCGCGGATCTGTCGGAAAAGGTTCTGATTGATGACCTGGCCCACGTACTGGCCCATTCCGGCCGCCAGCGTGGCAGCAATGTAATTTGTCAAACGTGTGTAGTTATCGCCGTTTATGACGGGATTGCTCGACGTGTTCAAGCCGCCTCGAACACCCCAAAAGGCGCCGGCCGGCTGGGGATTACAGATCACATCGACGCCGGCACCAAGCAACGCGGCCAACTCAGCGGATGCGTAACCGCTACTCCAGCCGGCGGTCGGAGTTCCTGATCGTTGGCTTCCGACGACGCCGTAAATCTGCTTGTTAAGACTGGATTGTTCCGGGGATAGATTGGCGAGCCGTCCCGCGGCAAATCCCTGGGGAGAAACCAGGCGCGTAATCCCGTTCACGTTGTCCGCCCACCACAGCCAGTCGCCGAACATCAGTTTCGCTGAATAGCTATCCAGGCCGGAACTATGGATAGATTGAATCGCATTCGAGATCGTGTCTCCGGCGGGGGTGGTCAGAATCATGTATGCCCCCTCCTGCAATCCAAACTGCGCTTGAGTTGTCCAGGTGGTTGGGTCATCGACATCCGCCAGGACCACCAGACCGCATCCCTGCCCTCTACAGGCATACATACCGGTCCGCGTTGTCCCGTCCTGACCAATCAGATTTGCGACTGTGATGGAGGCCGCGCCGTCCGAGCCTGGCGTGGTAGACCCAAGAGCCAACGAAAACGACGTCGGAGAAGCTGTCGTGCCGCCTGCATTCAGCGTGACCAGCTGGGATGGGCCTCGTTGAGGTCCGGTCCCAGCGGATAACGCGGTCGCAACGCAAGTCCAGAATGCCGCGCCATTACCGCTCAGACCGTCAAAAACTTCCGGCAGAAGGCCGGGCGCCGAGACCGCCAACTGCCACGTTGCAGGCTTTGTGCCCGGACCAAGCGTCACAGCAACTGAATTACCGAGGGACCCTGTGTAGATCGCGCTAAAGCTGGCGTTCGTGCCCGGCACAGAGACGGTGGCCGCAGTGTCGGTCCCGTCCGTTACGCGGATACACCTGAAATTCTGCGCGCCCTGCTGTACGGCTGTTGCCACCTGGGTGCCCATGTCGAACTTGCGGGCATTGAGCGAGCCGAACATCCGAGCGTAGTCTGCCATGGTGGACACAATCGATGGTTGATTGACCGGCCCCCAGGATGCAGTCCCAACGACCCCAAGGACATTTGTCGGGACACCGTTAAGAACAAGATTTTGTGGCGGGACGATCTGAACATATAGGTCGGGTACAATCAAGGATGTAGTATTGACACTACCCTGCTGAATGATGGGCATTCTAATCCTGCGTTACGGCAAAAAATCGGTTGAACGAATGTTTACGCGGGAGGTCTTCTTCCGTTGTGGATGTTTCCGCTTTCCCAAATTCCAGCGCAGATCCCAACCCAATGGAATCATCGGGTCGGGTGAAGATGCTCGCGAAAACAACGAGCTGGAGCCGTTACCGTGATCCGATGCGAACGGAAACGGCTCTAGCCGAACGTTGTGTGTTCGTTCATGCCAGCTCCGCCAAAGATCATCGAGGGAAGATCCAGTGAGACAATTGTCGGGTATTCAATAGTATACTCAAGGTCTCTCCGATAAAGCAGTGCATTCTGCGATTGATCATAGGTGGCGCTGTTTTTATATCGAATGCGAGCGGAAGAACCATCATCTGTCCGAAGGAATGGAACTTGTGATATCGCAAGGTCGATCGTGGTGGCGATCGAATCGCGGGTCGCCGGAGATGGGCACCACAGAATGACGCGGATATCCTTTTCCTGCCGCCTTGCCTCGTACCTGCCGTTTGCATCGGCGACCACCCGCGCGCTCAATCTATACGCTCCCGGTATCATGACGGTCGCGCCGCTCAGCGTAACGGGTCGCTGAGCCTCTATGAGTTGCGCCAAATTGGCCGCGACCTGAGCGGCCGTGTCGCCATCGGCGACCCGATAGACAAAGGGAACGCCGTCCACGAGTGCACCCACGACCACCCCCGGCAGTGGAGCGCCGGAGATGACAATCGAACTGCCAGCTGTCGTCGCAAGAAGGCCTGGCGTGACGGAGATGATATCCCACTCATCCATATATCGTGTGGTGACGTGTCCATGCTCGTTATCACTGACAACTGTGACGTTGATCACTCCGGCACTTAAATCAGAATTCAACGTCGCCGAATTGGGCCATCCGCGGTAAATTCGGCAATCTGTTCCAATAACGCTCCCGTTTAAAGTTCCCGCCGGATATAGAATCTCTGTCAAAGCTTCCACGACGGCCTGTTCAACGTCTGAGATGTCGGGCATCAGGTCGTCGCCAATCTGGCAGTGATACGCCACCCGAGTTCAGTGAGCTCCGTTGCACCTATGACGATGGAGCGTCCTAGGTCGTCCCCAATGATGTCTCCAGGTGATAGGACAATCGGCTGAACATAGGGCAGCAATACTTCAACGTAGGGCACCGTTTGATCGGTCGGAAGACCCGCGGCTGGTTCTCCCTTTCCAGTGATGCCTAGGACGCTCGCGGGCCATTCGGACATCAAGATTGAGGCTGCACCCGCCGAATATCCGCCATATGAATTAGCGCCCACGCTATTTTGGATCGCGGGCCGCACTATTGAGATGATCCGGTTTGTCTGGACGCAGAGCGTCGGCAGCATTGGCTGCTGCGCCGCGATGAAGAAGGTTCGATCGCCCTCGACCAGGAAGTCGCCAGGCCGGGTATGCGACGTATCGAATAGGCCTTGCCATCTTGATGTGCCATAATCTACCGGCGCAAGCGTGCTACCGCCCAATGGTCGGAAAATGGCCGACAGGCGAAGAAGCCGGTTTGTCGTAGCAAGCGGATTGTATGGACCTTGCGGTCGGTATACATCCGCCTGGGAGCCCACATATCGTGCGGCAACGCCGCATGCATAGTGGAGCCGATCCTGAAGCTGGTCGCCCCGCACCTTCTATACCGTCAAGGTGAGGCTGCCGGACGGCAGGGATGGGCCAGCAGGCACGCCGAGGAACCCACACAAACGCCGGCGCCACTCGTCGAAAATCTTCAATCGATCATCTATCTCCGTTTTATTCCGTGTCCACACCGATGCCTCGTCGGTGTCGAGATTCTCAGCCGCAGTGGGGATTGCCTGCTCCAGAAAGGATAGCGTCGCCAGATATTGGCGCACGACCCCAGCCTCTGTATCCGAGAGATTAGCGACCCGGTACTCGAGAGTGCCGTACGCCTGAAAGAAGCGCCAGGACTGCGCGCCCTCAGAGGCGGCGCCGTACGCAGGATACCCGCAGTATCGGCGCACATCCACCTTTTCGGCGTCCGCAAGCGCAGTCATGCCACCGATCCGTCGCCGCGACTGAAATAGATCGTTCCGGACCCGGAGGGGATAATCGCGGCTGCGTGGGTGATCAGGCTATTGATCGACAAGATCACCTTGCTGCTACCCAATACCGGCATATCCGCGACTGACGCCACGACAGTGCCATCGGAACCGAAACGTACGAATGCGACGGAACTCGATGAATTCGTCACTACAATCGTGTCTCCGCCGCCCGTGAGGCGTACGTCTGAAGACAAAGCGCCTGCGGCAAGACCTACTGTTCCACTACTCCGGAACGGACTTACAGAGCCAGTCGGCATGAGAGAAGATCCTGCCCCGGCTAACCGACATGCTCGATAACAACAGCCCGCTTGTATACGGCATTCGTCGCCGTCGGGACAGTCGTCGGATTGGTCGTTGTATCAGACGGGGCGCAATAGCCACCGATCCAATACCACGATTGAGCAATGATTTGCTGTAGACGATCAATCGCCTCTCGCGTAACCATCGCGATGCCGTCGACCATCGAGATGATCGAGTCCGCCGGCGCTACATCCGTGGACCCCATACCGGCGAAATCGCCTTCGATAAGTGCACCGCGGCCGCAAATCACCGGACGCCGTACCATCAGACCTGCCAGCGTCGGATGTGGCTGGACGAAGGCCTCGGTCGTGGGGACGAAGCGCAAGCCGAGGAAGTCGTTGGTAACTCCGTTTCTGAACACCTGGTTCGATGATGTCGCACCCTGGAAGAGCTGCTTGAAATCAGGGTCAGCGAACAGCTGCCGGGAGGAGACCGGATCAAGATAACAGTTGTACGCTCCGTCGATGTCCGGGACAGCGTTCATCCGTAGCTTCGCAACGGAATCCAGCAGACAGGACATGGTCAATGTGTCGGACGCCAGCAATTGACCGGTGTTGGTTCTCTGAGAGGGACGGGAGATCGAGGCTGCAACGGCCGCGACGACGCTGTTGCCGACGGTTCCGTCTGATACCGATACGTTTCCGGATAGCGTCAGCGTACCAGATACGCCGTTTGGCGCCTTGGAAACGCTGGACACATCGGCGATCACACCGATCAGGTTATAGGTGTTTGCCCCAATCGTGACGACCATCGGATTGGTCGAACTCACCGGTTGCTGAACGCCATTGACAAAGCAGGTCTGAAAACCCCGAACGTCGTCGACCGCGATAACCGGCCCCGCCGTCGTCAGCGTCGTAATGACGCGCGTATTTCCTCCAAGATAGGCAGCGAACAGCGCATTCCGCGCCAGTTCGTCAAGACTTCGGCCGGCCTGCTCCCCATTCACATAGGCGTTCTGCAGGAATTGTGAAGCGATGCTGACCCGTTCGGTAACCATGTTCAGGTCCGTGGTCGCAGCATACAGGTTCATCGTTACAGTATACTGCTCGACGCCCCAGCTTGTCGGGGTCAAACCGTTGTCGAGATTCGTATTGGTAGAAGGTGCCATTGGAGTGGTCACCGATGGTTTCAGGCCAGCCCTGGTCTTTGTGAGAGTTTCTCCAATTCCGGCGGCAATATCGACTCTATCGGCGCACGCTCGGTAGGCTAGTTTCGACTGGAGCGCCTGCTGAAACTCGCGCTCGAGAAACCCTTGCTGGATGATCGGCTGCAGAGACGCTGGAAAATTCTGGATGGGCATCTATTGTCCTGATATCGATTTAATGAAGGGATGTTTGTTTCAAAAACGGCGGTTGATCAGGGCGGCCCGAGCGGCGATATACTCGTCCTCGGTCATTTCGAGAGCCGACTTGGGCCGAGCGGCGTGTGACGGAGGTGAAGTAGCCGAACTGGACGATGACAACGTCACCCCAAACAGCCATGGCTTGGATCGACGCAGGTTCTCGACGGCCTCCTTCGCACCTATGAGCTTGTCATCGGGCCGAAGCGTTACGGCCGAAAGATCCGCCAGTTGCAACCCGTCGAGATCGATTATGCCTGCCCTTACAGCTTCCGTTTGCATCCTCGCAAGAATAAGCCGCGAATCATATTCGGTCCGCAATTGGGATATTTCTGCTTCGTATTCCGCCGCTGACTTCAATGCTTGCGATAGAGGTTCTTCGGGTGACTGCGCCGATGGCAGGTCCGCCTCACTCATCGGCGGTGTCCGCCGTCGCAAAGTCGTTCATAATAGAATCAGCCTCACTTTCCAGAAATTCAATGTCGTATGTTCCCGCGACAGCCTTGATCGCTGCCTCCCGACTCATGCAGCCGGCTGAGACAAGTGCCACGATGGACTGGGCATCCTTTTGACGGTCGTCGGCCGTCGTTGGATACCAGCGTGGCCACTTCAGACTGAGCGGAGCTGCTGGGTCGATGGGCTCGATTTCTTCGCCCAGCACAGAAATACGATAAGTCTGAGATGCCAGTACGATCAGCCGGGCGAGTTGCAGCAACGCCCCTTCTCCGTAGTTGATACGAAGATTGTCTGACAGCCAGATAAGGCCTTGGTTCATCAACTCCAACGCCCGCCCTGATTGGGCAGCTGAGATGCGATCTGGACTTGCCCGATTGCCATGAATGCTCTCTAGAGCAAGCTCTCGCAGATTCCGCACATACTCGATGACCGCCGTGCTCGCAGTACCACCAATCTCCAGTAGACGGGCGTCGCCTTTCTCCGAGACGATCAGCGCATTTCCCGCACCCTTGACAATCTCGCCGTCCGGCAGACCGGGGTCCTTCAGCACGAGGGTAGGATCGCTACTGTATTTGAGACCGCGTCCAACCTGGCTGAGCTGGTAGTCGATCTCCACCTGCGTGTGAACCGCGGCGGCAAATGTGGCGGCACCATCATTATCATCGCCGGTCTGCGGGCGACCTGGAAGGTTCTTGATCCAAACAATCGGAACGACGCCCAGATTGTGCCGAACACTCCTGTCAAAATCGGCGACCAATGGATTTGTAGCCGCCACCGGCGACGGCTGGAACCAAATTTCCTGATCCACAGTCCATCGCCGCGCAAACCAGAACCGCTCGCTCGGATCGGCGATGTCGTATCCCATTGCGACAAGATCGGCACCCGATACTTTGTATCGCTCATCCACCTGGAGAAGCCGATCAGGTGCGAACGGGTCCCAGGTCGGCCGCAGATAGGTCGTCTCAAGTACAGATATGAAGATTCGACCCTTAAGGATGCGTAGCAGCAAGGCAACAGACCCGACAGCACCCCGCATGGCCGCATCGGTCATCGTCATGTTCAGTCGCGTTTCCTTGACGATGTTTGCGAATAACTGGCGCACGCGATTATCAGGACAATCGATGGAGGGGAAATGGCCCTCGCTGAACAGCAGGGATACACTGTCCTCAACAACGATCCTACAGAGAGGATAGCGGACACTCGGACGCCTTTGGCGAATCGGAATGTATTGGCCGCCTTCGGTTCGTTCCTCATGGAAATGATAGGGGAGCACATCATACAACGTTCCGTCCAAGACCCGGTTCAACACGTTGAGAGAATGAACGCGATCCGGATAATCCGGGTCCCGAGGGATCAAGTCGCACAAAGTATCAAACATACGGCTTAAGTCATCCCGCTATCGCTGAAAGATTGGTACTGCCATCGACCTGATGGGACGAGGCCGGTCGCATAGAGTGACGAAGGCCCTGGCAAGGGCGTCGACCTGATCATCCTTGCGGCCGAGCGGAAAATCTCTTAGTTCCTCAATCAATTCATGGTTCCAGAGCCCGCGCAGTGCGAGGACGTTTCCCGCCTCCACCTGAGATGCGAGCGGCATAGCTCTCGTCGTCTTGGAGCCGGTCTCCCGGCTTGCCACGACGACAAAGCCCGACAATTGCCGTGTCAAATACGAGCTTTGACTTTTTCCAGCCTGACCAGGATCCTCAGGTATGGCAACCGTAACATTCACGCCGTCGCGCTTGGCGGTCATGACAATCAGTTCCTCGACTTCTCGCGGTGAACCACGTGTCCGGACAACGTCCAGGATTATGTAACGATCGTTGGGTAAACGCCCGAACTTCACGCCAACGGTCCAGTCGGGGTCGTTCTTGCCGTTGGCGCCCGTCGCCGCCAGATCCCACGCCCGAACCACGGTGGCCGGGCTTTGCGCCGCGACTGGATCGATAATCGCTATCTGGTCTACCTGAAACAGCTTTCCGCCGATCGGTTGTGGTGACTGCTGGAACAAGGCCGACCAGGCACGTTCGCCCAGAAGTGTGCGCTTTCGCAGTAGTGCGTCACGGCTCTCCCATTCTGGCCACAGCGGCTCTCCCTCAGACCGTCCCAGCGGATCGTCATCTTCCGCAAGAGCTGGCAGCCGGACAATGCGCCACTCAGTTCCGACTCGCTCCAGGATGCGTCCGCCCAGGTCGTCTGGGTGCCACCGTGTCATGATCACAACGATTCTGCCGCCCGGACGCAGCCGGGTGATCAGATCCGAGCGGTACCAATCCCAAAGGTAGTCCCGCTGAACGATACTCTCCGCGTCAGCCTGGGATCCGACCGGATCGTCCATGACAATAAGATCGGCACGCCGCCCCGCGATGGCTGCTCGGGTGCCAACGGCCAGAAATTCTCCACCAAGCGTCGTCGTCCATGCGTCGGTCGCACGATTTGTGCGTGAGATGCCGTAACCAAGATGATGCGTTTTCGAAGCCACGAGTGCCTGAACGCGCCGGCTGAAATAAGACGCCAGTCCCAGGGAATGGGAGGCCACGATAACCGACGATTGGGGATGCTGGGTAAACCACCAGGTCGGAAACAGGATTGAAGCGTAAGTCGATTTGGCCGAGCCCGGCGGCATCAGAATCATCAATCGATCGAAGTCACCGGCTGCCAGGCATTCGAGTTGTCGTATCAACAGCCGATGATGGGCAGCCGGGACCTGGCCGCTACTGCGTCCTACCTCGGTCGCCCATGACAGCAGACTGCCTCTCGACAGCCCTCGACGAAAGAGATGAGTCTCCAAAAGAGGGTGAAATCAACAACCAGCCAAGCCAGGCGAGGGACGACGCAGGCGCAAACGATCAACCTGCTCCGACGTCGTTGCTCGCGAACGCTTCGCCATGATGGGAGGATATATAGCCCATAATGGGGCGTTTGGTCAAGCTTATTTTCCTTGTCAGCGACGAAATGCTTGGGACCACATACAAGGGCGGCCGGTTGGTCGCTCATGAAAGCCACCGCTTCCCGATCGATCGTACCTCGGAAACGACCGGGTCACTTAGATATAAGGCGCAGAATCCATCTGTGGTATCATATTACCATACCAAGAAATGCTTGACCCATACGCACTGCTCTCCCATAAGACGCGCCTTCCAAGCGAGTGGATGTTCCAATGCTCAAGAGTACGCCCTCCATCAAACCGGCGGAGGTCAAGAAGAACTGGGTGCTGATCGATGCCGAGGGTGTGGTCCTCGGCCGGCTGGCCGTGGTCATCGCCAACCACCTGCGCGGCAAGCACAAACCGCAATTCACGCCCCACGTCGATTGTGGTGATAATGTCGTGGTGATCAACGCTGCCAGGATCAAGGTTACCGGCGACAAGCTGGATCAGTCGGTATTTTACTACCACACCGGGTATGCCGGCGGCATCAAGGGCCGCTCCATCCGGCAGCGCCTCGAATCACGCCATCCAGAGCGCGTGCTCGAAAAGGCGGTTGAGCGCATGATCACGCGCGGGCCTCTGCAGCGTCGGCAGATGAAGCATCTTCATATCTATGGCGGGACGACTCATCCGCACGAGGGTCAGCAGCCAAAGCCGCTGGACGTTGCGGCGCTCAATCCTAAGAACAAGAGGGCCTAGGCGTATGTCAGGATCGCAGACCGGCACTCTCGCCGACCTCAAGGAAGCACTGGCCGCTCGCCAGGCGGCATCAGCCGCCGAAGCCACCGCTACCGGCCAGGTTCCCCAGGCCACCTCCACCGATGGTGAGAAGCGCGAACCGAAGCGCGATGCGCTCGGTCGCTCCTATGCGACCGGACGCCGCAAGGAATCAGTTGCACGCGTTTGGATCAAGCCCGGCAAGGGGGAGATCACCGTGAATGACAAGAAGGTCGTGCAATACTTCGCCCGGCCGGTGCTGCGCATGTTGATCACGCAGCCATTCCTGGTGTCTGACCGTTACAACCAGTTTGACGTCTTTTGCACGGTGACGGGCGGCGGATTGTCAGGTCAGGCCGGCGCGGTGCGCCACGGTATCAGCCGCGCGCTCACCTACTACGAGCCGGAACTCCGCGGCATCCTGAAGGTCGCTGGCTTCCTCACCCGCGATTCGCGAGCGGTCGAACGTAAGAAGTATGGCAAGGCCAAGGCCCGCCGCAGCTTCCAGTTCAGCAAGCGCTAACGCACGACGCAGGGGGCGCGCCCCGCCCCCTGCCCCGCCGCACCACACGCAATTCGCGAAGCGCATGGAATAGCGGTTCGTCAACCAAGCGCTCGAACCTAAGCTTGGTAGATGACGGTGGCGCGAAGAGTGTGCCACCTTGCCCGGATGCGCATCCATCTGCAGAATCCCCCAGGCGAGACCCTGTTCTCGTTCTCTGAAGCCATGTGGGCCGCCGCCGCCGACCGCGCCGGTCCTGTCGGAACGGGTCACAAAATCAGCATCGGTCAAACCGCGGAAGACTTCGCTGAGGCGATGCTCACCGCCGAAGCACTCGTCGTGGACGCAGGTGTCATCCGGGGTCTACTGCCGTTGCACGCTCCGCGACTGAAGCTGATGTTCGCAACGAATGCTGGCCTCGACTCACTCGCTCCGTATGATTGGCTGCCGCCGGGCACCGCGCTGCTGAATAACCGCGGTGCGCATGCCGCAAAGTCGGGCGAGTTTGGGCTGATGGCCCTGCTCATGCTGGCAAATCGCGTGCCGCAAATGGTGACGCAACAGCGTCAGGGCGCGTGGCGTCCAATATGGGGCAATGTATTGGCCGGCCGGCCGCTCACGATCGTCGGCCTCGGTACCCTCGGCGGGGCGGTGGCGGCGCACGCCACACGGTTCGGGATGACGGTGACAGGGGTGCGGGCCCGCCCGGCTCCGCATCCGGATTGCGCACGCGTCGTAGGAACCGATGCACTGGATGCGGTGCTGCCGGCCACCGAATTCCTCGTTCTG